AACGTCAGCGAAAGACCCCCCATCAAAATAGGCAAGGTAATGACCAAGCATCCTAAGTTCAAGGCCAGAAGCATCAGCACCGACCTGTCGCATTCCCTTACCAGGCAAAAAAAGCGCACGGCATCTTGGATCACTGCTTACCTGTCCGAGGTTTGGTTTGCTGTGGGCGTTGCGACCCGTGTTGGTTGCAAGCATACACTGGTGATGGATCCTTCCCTGAGGAGTCACCATCTTAAGCCATGCGTTTGCCCCATCACTGAGCTGCCCTACCCCTTTCTGGAGTTCCAAGATGCGAGCAAAGGTGGTTGCCTCTGGGGTATCAAGACCCATGAGGATGCCCTCGTCAATCTTAGGAGTACCAGTATCGGTGAACTGATCCGGCTTCCATCCTGTCCAGGTCATGAAGGCCCAGCCAATATGATGACGGCTGGTTGGGTTGAACTCCTTCAGTTTGGTGAACGGTGCATCCTTGAAGTATCCCTTGGTCTGGTTAGGACGTTTGGGAGTCATCTGGCCACCATCCACATAGGGAAAGGTCTCCATCATCTGACCAGCCAGCTGATCCATCTCTGTTCGGAGAGTTGATTCAAGCTGCTGACCTGCCCTAACATCAAAGGGCCAACCAGATGCCTCCTGCTTTGCCATGATCCGGGCAAGGTCATGTTCCAGACGAATAGAATCTTGGTAGTCGTTCAACTTAGGGGTGAACAGCTGCACAAGTTTCATGCTGACGTGAACATCCTGCTCGCAGTAGTCCTCCATCTCCTGTGACCAGTCAGACCAGTCTGTGGTCTTACCAAACTCACCCTTGTATTCGGTGAGGCGGTAGCCCCAGGCCTCAAGGCTGTGGCGTCCGAAGAGCTGCCCAGGCATTGCTGCTGGACGCTTTCGCACATCACGAGCAAGGATGTCAGAGAAGAACATCCGAGACATGATCAGGGTGTCAAAGGTGGTGGCCTTTGGCTGGAAGAAGGGATAGATCTGTTGAAGAGCAGGGATGTCGTAGCCAACAATGTTGTGGCCCCACAGCTCGTCTGCTTCCAGAAGAAGCGTTACCCCTGCGGTCACACTGTCTTCACCACCTTGATCGTTGAAACGAAAGATCTGTTTGGTATCCAGATCCATCGCAACAATACAATGGACGACACTGAGCTTACGCAGCAGGCCGTTGGTCTCACAGTCAAACAGCAACCTCAGTCCCACGGACCTTCCTCGGCAGCAAATGTGGTCTCAGTGATCACATCAGGGCGACCACAGCTCGTGCAGAACATGCCAGTGGGAATCATTCTGCTGAAGAAGAACTCCTCATTGTCACACGTCAAACATCGAACTGTGTTGTGATAGCCTGGTTGTCGTTCAGAAGTCATAGTTGTCTGGGGTTGTGGCATTGGTGTCTCGTTGTTTGAACATTGGAGTTGCATCTTCCAACATGCGACCTGTGTCTCCGTTGTAGCTAACAAATCCAGCAGGGCCTGTCTTTCCATTGAATCGGTTCTTTAATACAACCAGCTCTGAGTGACTCTCTCCAGCACTGAGGTTTCGTTGAATAGCGATAACCAGATCAGATAACTGGACAATGGCATGGGACCCTCTGAGTTGTCCGAGGGAAACCTTTCCTCCGTCTTCGTGTCCTTTGTCATTCTGTGGTCGGCGTAGGTGGCTGATGAGAATCATACCAATACCAGTCTCCTCAACAAAGCTGCGGAGTTTGGTCATGGTAACGTCAATGAGTTTGCGCTCGTCCCCCGAATCATTACCAGACAGAAGGATGCTGAGGTGATCAAGGATGACCCACCTAACACCCTTTGCCATGGTCATGAAGCGAATGTCACTCAGAATAGCCTCAGGATCCACGGAGCCAAAGCCGTCACGAAGAAAAACATGGCCAGAGCCAACGGAAGCATCAAACGCTTGGCGGAAATCCTCTTGTGGGATGTCATTGCTGATGTGGAGTGGTTTGTTGGCCTTGACGGACATGAGACGTAAGGCGGTCCGTTGAAGGCCCTCCTCCAGTCCAATGTAGCCCACCTTATGGCCCTGGTCAACCAACCCCTGAGCTACTTCTCCGCAGAGTGTGCTTTTGCCGACACCTGAGCCTGCTGTGACTGTGACCAGTTCTCTGAGTCTAAGACCACCAGTAACGGCGTTAAGACTGTTGAAAGGCCAACTAGCGTCCCGACCAGCCAGGGGGCGACTAGCGATCTCAAAGAGATCAGTTCCGTCGATGACGGTCTTTGGGGCAAACTGTCGTTTGTTCCAGATTGCTTGCCTGATGGCGTCTTGGTCCTTTGCAACTAATGCTTCATTTGCATCCTTGTATTGGTCAGTGCGGGCGATGAACACCCGCTCATGTGGGAAGAGGGAAGCACACGATTGTGCTGCCTCCTGGCCAGGACCATCGTTGTCAAAGAACAGGATGATTTCATCAAACTCCAACACCCACTTCAGTTGCTTCTCCAGTGACTTCCTGGCACCGTTGGCACCATTGGGAACACTGACAACTGGCCAATTAGGACGGGCCTGCCAGACGCTCATGGCGTCCTCCTCACCCTCAGTAATGACAAGAGTCTTGCCACCACCAAACAACTGCTGGCCAAACAGTTGATGTTCTTCGTTCTTGCCTTTCCAAGAGATGTCCTTGGCAGCAGTCTTTTCCTTGAACGCAATCACCTGTCCTGAGGAATTGCAGTAAGGAAACCGAAGTGATTGGGAAGTAGTGTCAAACCTGACATTGAACTTCTTGCAGGTATCTTCAAAGATGGCCCGCTTACGAAGGGGAATGATGTCCCCAGAATAGTCCATGATTGTGCGAGGCTTGTGAGAAGAGAGAACCGATCCATCACCATGTTCGTAGTACCCGCAGGAAAAGCAATACGCATCGCCCGCTTGGTAACGAGCGAGCGCATCACTACTACTGCATGAGGGACAGGGTTCATGGCGTATGAACACTGACTCAGCGTTTTTCATTCAATCCAAGAGAGGGGAATATCGGAAGAGGCACACCACTTGAAATCATTCTTGTCGGCCCACATAGCATAGGTGGTTTTGCTTTCCTTGGAAAGTGTGTTGTGTGGGGCTTGAAAGACAAAACGGATGTCAAGCTCAGGGTTATCATGTTTCACTGCTAACATCTTGCGACGATCAACAGGCTTGAAGTAACCCTTTGCCTCCAGTATCACTCCATTGGGGAGAACAAAGTCTGGGGTGTACTTTGCGGTGATAGTGTAAGAGAGCTTAAGAGTTTCATATTCAAACGAAACATCATTAAGCTCCAACCACCGGGCCAACCTTTCTTCAAGGCGGCTCCGGTAGCCCGCCATCAGAAGGGAAGATCGTCAGCTGTTTCCGTAGGAGCAGGCTGGAAGTTGGGACTGCCTACCTTGAACCCATCAACGGAACCAAAGATAGCAACCACATCATCATCGCTGATGTCACCAGAGTCATACCCATTCCCTGAGGATAAGGAGATGATTTGGGCACCCTTGACTTTGAACGATAGGCCAATCTTGGTCGTGAAGACATACGGCTTAACATCAACAATGAGGCGAACCTTCGTACCCTTCCAGATCTGAGTGGTCAGAGGAATGGGTTGACCATCCGTATCCACCCAAGGAAACATCGGGTTGTTGCTGTCACCACCATAGCTCAGCTTCACAAAGCCAGACTCATCCCATTTGGGAAGTTCTGCTGTGCTACGCTTTCCAGCTAGCTTGTTCTTACCCCACTCCAAGGCATTCTCGTACTGTTCGTCAAACTTAGGAATAAGTTCGTCGGGAATACGGAAGCCAATGGAGCAGTTGTTGAACTTACCACTGGGAACCAAGGCGTTGATGTAGCCTTCAAGGGTGGTGGCAAAGACGAAACGATTGTCGCTCATGAGGTAGCAAGAAGATCGGTGATGTTGGTGCTGGCCACAAGGTCCTCATGCTCACGGAATAGCGCAAGGAGGCTCTCAGGGGTGTCCCCGAGGTCTTCATCATACCACCGCATGATTTCCAGACCCTCCTCATAGGAAAAGCCGTAGGCAGCAGTCAGTTCCTCGAAGTTAATCACTCGAATGCCTCGATAACTTGCTCAGCAGCTTCGGTGCATTCCTGAACACCACCACCAGAGGCAGCACAGCACATCCAAGCAGCTGCAACGAACTCATCCTTAACGAACTGCTCAAAGGTCAGCTCAGGCTCATCCTTCTGGTACTCGGAGAACTGTTCAAACAGCACACCAGTAATCTCAAGATCCAACTCGTAGTCAGAAGCAAACTCTGCCACGAAGGCAAGCTTTTCAGCGGGACTCATTAGCAAAAGAAGTAAGGGGAAGCTTGAACATCATTGATGTCCAAAGTGTTTTTCATGATGCTCTCATCAAAGATAGCACCAATCTGATCAGCCCAATTCCTAAGAACAGGCTGGCTGTAAATCGACACGAACTCATTCCTGACTGCCTTAGCAATCAGATCCATGTCACAGGAACGGCCTAACACACAGTCATGGATGACAGTGAAGGGACCATCCCAATCTGCAAACACACAATGCAATAACGCAGCATCCAAGGAATGGATCACATTAGGAGCCGAAGCACTGACGTGATGATCAATGTCCACTGGTCCTGGCTCTTGCTTAGCGATGTTTGCGGTGAGTGTTGTGCCAAGCAATTTGGTGGCAATCCGTTCTGTTTGTGTGATCCTTAGGTTTTGAACCACAGGAAATCCAGAAGGTGTCACCCATTCAATAACCTCCTTGCCAGACTTGATCTGCTCTTTCACTGCCCCTTGGATGAAGTTCATACAAAGCACAGGACCAGAGAAGATCTCCTTAACACCGAAGTCATAGATTGCTTTCACAATCTCGGTGAGTTCACCTTTCTCAAGGGACACACCACGAAGCTCTTGTCGGATGTAATCACGAGCAGAGTGACGAGTCACACCATAGGGTGTTGTCATCACGGTCCTCTTGGTTACCTTCCTGGTGATGTGCTGATGCAGATGCTCTGGTATCTTCTCCTTGGCCTTGTTAGCCACAATCAGATAGCCATCAGAAGGCTTGGCTGTTGGGACAACATTGACCATCTCAGCTGCCGTGCGGTCAAGTGTAAGGGCAGAGAGGTGTTGAAGACCAGAACAAGTAGCATCAACAGCAATAGGAAGACCAGAGGTAAGCTTATCACCAACAATGATGCAGTGATAATACTCAAGACACGCAGCCAAGAAACACCAGGGTTCCTCTGCTACGGACCACTCATTGATCATGCCTTTTGGATCACTAGCAATCTTGCTGATTAGGGCATGATTGGCATAGGTCCAAGTCAGACGATCATCCATTGTAGCCTTATCCAATCCGTAGGTAGTAGCAACCTGAAAGGCTAACCACCACTGAACCACCAAGCCTTCTTCCTCAAAGAGAAACAAACTCTTTTCAAAGTCCGTTCCCTGCGGGCTGAGGCTTGTGGGAATTGGATAGCATCGTCCACGGTAGTCAAAGCTCCATGGAATCCAAAATGGATCACCCTGATACTTGTTCGCAACAAACAAGCATTCTATTGTTCGGTAGTTATTCTGTGCCAGAAACGAGTTCCTATCTTCAATCTCAGTACGAGCTTTCCGATAGGCTAACTTGTCTTCCTCAGAAGCAGTCTCCCAAGGCTCTGGCTTTGGCGGAGGAGGTGTTGGATCCTCGGCTCGGAACTTACCCACACTGATGCGGTGTTCCATACAGAAGTTGGCTACGCTCAGAACAACAGGGTTGATCCGATACGGCACCCGTTGCAGGGTGTTCAGCATGGCGAGGGCCTTACTGTTCCGTAAGATAGTAGACCCCCCATAGTCTCGTACCCGTACCAGGCGACTCAACTTGCGAATGTCGTTGGTGAGGTATCCACCCGAATGCTGGTCGGTCCAGTCATTGGGTTCGCACAGCATGGGCCACAGGCACCCACAATAGGCCTGAGCTTGCAACAGGAGGGCCTCCTGTGCCCTTAGGAACTCAGGTAGGTAGGTGAGCACCGAACTCTTCTTGCCCTGCTTGTAGGTCACCTTGGAGCTGATCCAGCCCGTTGCCTTGGCAAGACGATCAACCAACCACGCACCAACCTTATGGCGGATCGTAGGGGTCCACAGTTGCCACTCAATGTCGTTCTTCCTCATCGCAGCACGATACCGCTGGACCTTGTACCCATAGCCCTTGTGGGCATGGATGTTGTCA